TCGGCTTTTCCTGAAAATTGCTGGTACAGTCCAGCACGGTAACCTTCTGGTAAGGAATTGACCGTTTGCTTTGCAGCACCACCTTCTCCGGCAGTTCCATAACAGCCTGGGTTTCATTGTCCACCCAGTACGGATGCACACCAGTGATCGTGTTCTCGATGGATTTTTCCATCTTGAAATCCGTCAGGTTCTTGCCGTAGATGATGTGGACGTTATGGTCAGCACCTCTTGCCTTATGAAACTTGACCGTATACCGGTCCCACTCGAATTCACCGCCAAAAACATCCAGAACTGACCCGGTCATACCTCCAAGGCAGTTTCGGAAGGACGATGGAACGCCCAGCGTAAAAGTTGCACTGGAGTCCACATTCGTCCAGACATCGAAAGGGCAGTCAGAAGCAGCGTGGCTTTTCAGCCCCTGCATTGCTCCCGCACACCCAGTCGCTGAGAACGGGGAAACTGTGATGAAGTTCAGCTGGTAGGAAATGTGCCGAGCCTGAACTTCCAGCTTTCCATCAATAGGGGTCGTGATCTTGTAGATGCGGAACGGCTGAGACTGCATGGTATCGGATGGCTTGGCAAGGATGATATTCCCCTCCTCCAACATCTCTGCATGGATGCCATCTGCCGGACAGACCAGCTTCAGTTCATAGCTTCCGTTTCTCTTTTCCGTTACGGTACAAGACTGTGCATCTGCCAGCTTTCCAATACCGTTATGATTGAACTTCATCTCTGTTGATGCATATAAACATGGGATCACTGGCTGCACCTCCCTCTTACAGCGTCCACCAGCGTGGAGTCACCTCCACCGCCGTGATGCCGCCTGTCCATGCGATTTGTGTCTTTCCCTCCGGCAGTTCCGGGAAATCATCCGAAAGGATGGTCTCATTGCAGAAGCCGGAAGCGTTGTAAGCGTTGTGCGTTTCACAGTTGAGCAGCACGTAGTCCTTGATGCTGTGGATGGTGATCTTCTCCTCACCCACATACAGTTCGCCGCCAGAATCCCCATAGATCTTGAAGATAGGCTGTGCCGGAAAAGCGAAGGGGTTCTTTAAGGTCGACCTGCCATCCAGCCGGATCACCCTCTGCCCATCCACGCTCCAACGCTGGGGCTTACAGTTGAATGTCAGCTCCATCTCAGCGGCTTTCTGGGCAGTCACATCAAAGGCAAGGGCATCCTTGCAGACTGCCATCCGGAAGAAATCCGGGTCGTAGGTGTCCTGCAATTTCTGATACCCGATCGGGGATAACAGCCATGCCTTGACCGCTGCGGTCTTGGCAGGCAGACCGTTGAAGAAAAATGCCTTATACTTGATATCCACGTTCTGATACCTACGCCTGCCTGTCCTTGCATTCTCGGTGATGATGTCCCCGTTCCTGCCGGGTACGGAGGTGCTCTCCACATCCGCAGCCGGGGAATCATACACACCGGGACCAGACAAATATAAAAGGAAGTCCTTGCTGGACTTCCCGGCAAAGGACAGATACTGTCTGGCATATCTGCCTTTGAGCTGAAACTGTGATACTGTCTGCTTTGGGGTGTTATAGCCCATACGCATCTCCTCCTTTACTTGAAGACCGAATCATCCTCGTGGATCATGCCGTTGATCTTATCGGCAACGGTCTGTGCGAGTTCATCATCGTTCCGGGCATTGTAGCCGTTGACCGTGATATATACGCCACCAAGGTTGGTCGTCCGGGTGGTACCGCCTCCGGCCAGAGCCGCCTGCGGGAAGTTCCAGCCAGAGCCATCGAAGTGCGGCAGGGTCAGTTCCGGCAGACTGAAGGAACTGATGCCCTCCATACCCTGCTGCACCTTTGCTGCCATCGACCTGATCTGGCTGATTAGTCCGCCCTCGCCTTTCTTGATGCCGCCGGAAAGCAGCTTCATAAAGTCTGGCATATAGGTGTCCGCATCTGCCAGAGGTCCTTCATCCGGCACAGAGAAGTGCAGGAACGAACGGATACCGCTTGCCACACTCTTGACCGCACTGCCGACCCAGCTCACACCCTTTTTGATGCCTCCTGCAATACCGCCAACGATATCCTTGCCCCAGCTGACTGCCGAGGAAGCCACGTTCTTGATACCGCCCCAGATGGACGATGCCACGTTGCCGATGGCAGAAGCCGCATTGGAGATACCGTTCTTGATGGCATTTACTCCATTCGAGAATACCGAAGTGACCTTGTTCCAGATATTCGTGACTCCTTCCCGGAAGCCATCGCAGTTTTTCCAGAGAGCGGTCAGTCCAAGACCGATGCCGCCAACGGCTGCCACTGCGATACCTGCAGGACCCGCCAGGCCAGCAAGTGCTGTGCCTGCGGATGCGAGGAAACCACCTGCGGAGCTTGCTACGCCTGCAAGAGCCGTACCCGCACCTGCCGCCAGACCAGATACGGCCGTGCCAACCGAGCCGAACAGTCCTGCGATTGCGGAGCCGGCAGAACCAGCAATTCCGCCCAATGTGGAACCCACACCAGACAGAAGCCCAGAAAGACTGCCGCCTAAGCCACCGATCTTCGTCACTACACCGGAAAGCAGCCCGCCCAGATTCGACAGGATTCCCCCACCGCTGGAGCTAAGGCTTCCCAGCTTCGAGATAATGCCAGTGATGCCTTCTCCGAGGCCGCCCATCTTGGAAGTCAACCCGGAGATCAGGTTGCCAAAGTTCGACACGATCTGACCGCCATCTGCACTGCCGATTTTCGACAGGAAACTGCCGATGTTGGACAGCAGGCCGCCGCCGTTCTCTGTGCCGAGAACATTGCCGAGGTTCTGCATCGTACTTCCAAGGTTTCCGATGGTGTTCTTCATGGAACCGAGCTTGTCCACAAGCCCCGTGACCGTATTGACCGTGTCACCGACCTTGCTGATGCCGTTGCCGAGGCTCTTTAAGAAATCCGAGTTGAAGGTATCGCCAAGGCTGCGGATCGCATTCCCAAGGGAACTGGTCTGAGAACTCAGCTCTCCGATGGATGTTTTCATATCCGCAAAGCCCTGCTTCACCTCATCGCTCATATTTCCGACAGCGGCTTTTGTAATCCCCTGCAGGTCCGTCCAGAGCTGCTGGAACTGGGTCTTCACCCCGGAAAGCCCGGACATCAGCTGAGACTGGATACCGCTTCCCACATCCCTTGCAGCACTACCGATACCGCTCTGACTTTTCTTGATCGTAGTAGCAAAACTGCCGACCACGGAATCCATCCAGTCGCCCAGAGAATCTACCGGGGTCGTAAGGTTGTTGCTCATAGACCCGGCAAGTCCCTGCACGGCTTTCACCACCGACTTGACATTTTTTTTAATGCCGGTCGCCAGCAGCTTCATGAAGTCGGGCATATAGGTATCTGCATCAGACAGAGGTCCTTCATCTGGTACAGAGAAATGCAGCAGACTTCTGACCCTGCTTGCGACATTTTCCGCCGCTGCGATCACGGAACCGGCCGCTGCCCGGACACCTGCCGCCATCTGGGAACAGATATCTGCGCCCCAGCGGTATGCAGAAGAAGCAATCGAACCGAGCGAGTTAAAACTGCTCCTGATACTTGCAACACCGGAAGAAACCGTGCTGCGCAGGCTGGACATTGCCGAAGACACCGTGGACTTGATGCTGTTGAAGGCAGAGGTCGTGGTGGATTTCAGTGTGTTCCAGCCGCTTGTGGCCGTACTGCGAACTGCGGATACAGAGGAAGTTGTAAGACTCTTGATGCTGTTCCATGCAGTCGTGATGACCGTCTTGATACCATTCCAGCTGGTGTTCGTCAGAGTTTTCACTGCGTTCCATGCGCTTGTCATGGAAGATTTGACAGAAGCAGTTGCCGAAGTAGTCAGAGACTTGATTCCATTCCATGCTGTGGTGATAACACTCTTGATACCGTTCCAGCTGGTCGTTGTCAGCGACTTTACCGCACTCCATGCACTGGTCATGGAAGATTTGACAGCTGCTGTCGCAGAGGTCACATTGGATTTCACCGCCGCAAAGCTGGTCTGGATGGTGGTCTTGATGCTGTTCCATGTGCTCGTGGTACTGGTTGTAATGGAACTCCATGCGGATCTCATCGCGGCACTCACACCTGCCGTTCCGGTCTTCACCGTCTGGCTGATGGCCGCCCAGCTCTTACTGTATGCCTGCTCCACTCCCCTCATGGAGTTGGTGATGGAAGTAGACAGCGTGGTGGACAGATTCTCTGCCGCCGCAGTTACAAGGCTGGTGTTGGTCGTGATGCCGTTTGCCAGTCCCTGCATGAAGTCCGGCATCCAGCTTTCCATATCTGCCAGAGGCCCCTCATCCGGCACAGAGAAGTGCAGGAAAGAGCGGATACGGTCCGCCACTCCCGATACGGCGCTTGCCACATCCTGAATCCTCGACTGGATACCGGACACAATGTTGCCGATCATGTCCGAGCCCCACGAGAATGCCTGTCCAGCCAGACCCTTGATAAAGGAAACTGCACTGTTAAAGCCGTTCGTGATGGTGGACTTAATACCGGAAATGGTAGAGGAAATCCCGGATTTCATCGAGTTAAAAGCTGTGGTCGCCGCGCTCTTGATGCTGTTACTGAGGGACGAAACCGTAGACTTCATGGCATTCCAGCCGGAAGAAACCACCGATTTGATACCATTTACCACACCGGAGATTTTGCTGCTGATGGCGCTCCAGATGGAAGAAACCGTGGACTGGATTGCTGAAAGGACAGTCGAAATGACCGTCTTGATTGCATTCCATGCCGTACTCATCCGGGTCTGAATGCCAGTCAGCAGCGGAGACAGGAACGATACAATAGCGTTCCATACAGTTGTCACCGCGGTCTGGATTGCAGTTAGCACCGTAGATATGGCTGTCTGGATCGCGGACCAAACCGTAGAGAAAGTCGTCTGCAATCCAGTCAGGATCGGAGTCACAAAGGCGACGATGGCGTTCCAGATGGAAGTGATCTTCGTCTGGATCGCAGTCAGTGCTGCACCGATCAGGATCTGAATTGCCTGCCAGATGGTTTCAAACAGATATTTGAACGCATCCAACAGAGGTTTCATGGTGTTGTAGATGCCATTCCACACCGAAGTGATCGTCGTGCTGATGGTGTTCATGACCGTAGAAATCGCAGTCGAGATCGCCGTCCACACAGTTGTCACCGTGGTATGGATCGTATTCAACACAGAAGAAACGGCTGTGGAAATGGCAGTCCAGATGGTGCTGAAGGTCGTCTGGATACTCGTAAGGACAGTCGTAAAGAAGCTCGAAACTGCAGTGAACACAGTCGTTGCCACACTCTGGATAGCAGAAACTGTGTTTGAAAAGAAGCTGCTGATTCCGCTCCACACGGTCTCAAAGAAGCTCTTGATACTGCCCCAGACCGTCTGCCAGTCCGTACCGAACAGCCCAAGAAACACATCCAGTGCGCTCTTTAATGCGGTAAGAGTCGTAGAGAATACAGACTTCACGCCATCCCAGATACTGGAGAAGATACCCTTCACCGCTTCCCATGCGCCACTCCAGTTGCCGGAGAACACATTGGAAAAGACATCGAACAGACCCAGTAAGGTATCCAGAACGACGCCGAGGATGGTCGAAATATTCTGGAATGCTCCCTCAAACAACGGGGCAAGCACCTGACAAAGGCCATCCCAGACTGCTTTCAGTACCTCGGTGACATCCTTAAAATCAAAGCCCAGCCCATTGATCCGCTGTGTCAGCTGATCAC